CCGATGAAATCACTGATGGGACTTGCAAGAGTACCACTTACAATAACAGATTTGTCATCTGCAATTGCATTGATTTGTGTTTCTTGGTCAGTGCCAGTGACTTTAATTAAGTCTACGTTACCTAGACCCTGTGTGTGTTGAATTAAATCTTGTAAATAATCTTTCATGTTTTTCCTTTGTTTGAACTATTTAGGTAGTTATAGTGTGTATTATAATGGAGTTTATTGCGTATGTCAATATCAATTTAACCGAAACTGAATAAATCATCGAACGTGCTGTTAGTATCTGTGTTACTACGAATATCCCATCCTAGCACACCTAACAAGTTATCAATTTTTTCATCGACCAATGTCTTTTCCATCTCAGCATCATCGAATGGTAACTCTGTAAACCATTTAGGTAGTCTAAGTTCGTCAACAGGATAAGCAATGCTTGTAAAACCCAATGCGTTAGTTTTAAGTTTACAAACAATAACCTTCATACCATCAATAATCTTTTGACTGTATTGATCTCCATTTACTCTACGCAAGTAATTGTAGTTAAGTGCGGCTCTTACGTGACCAGGCATGTTAGCACGACCAGATGCACTCTTAGCTTCTAGGTCACCGTAGTATGTAAGTTTGTTCACACCTTTAGGGGAACCTTTAGTCCAGCTATCCTGTGCTGTTAAAACCCGCTTAAAATCTTTGATAGCTTCAATGATTTCATCACGACCTTTACCTTGCTGAATTACCATGCTCAATACATTCAATAAGAACTCTTGTACATACTTAGGAGTATCAGCACGTTTCAAGTCAAGACCCATTGCTTTGATATCACCCATCTTGCCTTCTTTATCTTTACGTTTGCCTTCTTTGTCAAAGATGTTGATTGCATAACGTTTTTTAGTAATAAAGATAGCACGATCACCGATCAGTTCTCGACCAGCTTTGATGATTTCACCATTCTTGCGAGGAGCATGAAATGCTTTCTCCATGAATGCAGGGAATGAATCATTAGCATTGTCAGCAATACCATCGTATAAACCGATGCAAGTCTCTTTGTTCCACTCTAGTTCACCACTATCAATCTGTGGCTTCAATGTAGTATAGGCAGTGAAGTAACATGAGTCAGTATCACCATAAACAATAGCATTGCCTTCGTGTGAATAGATACCTTCAACTGTTTCATTGATTGTACTCATCATATGCTTAACAATCTGACGACCACTCAGTGTAACACTTTGACCAATACGCTTATCATAGAAACGGCAATGTTCGTTCAACAATGCGCCATATGCTGAGTTAAGTAAAATCTTACGAACAAGCTGACGCTTATCATAGTATTCAAACTTATCAGTACCATATGCTTCTTTAGCAAGCTTCTGAGTTTCTTTACGTTCACTATACCATCGTGTAAGTAGACCGGGAACAACACCTTCTTTTTCATAAGTAAAGACTGTGCCATTAGCACTTAGCATCCAGGGCTTGTGACTATCAAAGATCATCTTCCAAATCTCTGCCGCACTCATTTCTACACTACGACCATCTTCGTAGTCTACCCATAACATTGTACCACGTTCTTGTGACATGATTGCAGTATACTCTAAGCAACTAAACAATCCTTCCCACAAGATAGCACCAGTAACATCATCGTCTCCGTCCTTGTATCTTTTCTTTTCCATAGCAAGGCGAAGACCTTTATCTTTCATATATTGGTCAGTTAATGTTTGTCTGATCTGAGCAACGATGGTTTCTCCACCCATGTTGAGGGCACGAATAACCGAGGGATAGAGCGAGTTGATGTCAACTGCACCGACGTATTCGTGCATTCCTCGTTTCGGCGTAGCAACAAAGGCACCTGCTGCCTGCTGGACTTCTTCTTCATTTTCAACCTTTCGTTTTTTATCTGGAACAACTAAGCCACGTTCGTGTGCTTCATTAAAAATAGCCATCTCAATCATTGCTACTGAACCCATTACTGTTGGGAGCAGTACTGTATTCTCATGTGCAAGTTGATTAGCTAATTCTAAAAACTTAAGTTTGTTGTGAATCTTCACCAACAACATTGTATCTTGTCTATTGTATTCAATGAACTTTTTAAAGTCTTTGTTATACAGTTGGTCAAGAGTACCTTCATATTGTGTTTTGTTCTCACCGACTTCCATCTCACCGATAGAGTCTAGTTTGTAACTGTGGCGTGATTCATAGTTGTATTTTTTGTACAACTGTAGATAGTCCAAATGAATACGACCTACCAAGTCATAGGTTGTTTCACTCTTACCGAATCGTTCATATTCTCTAGCTTTAGGTAGTTGACCCATCAAGCAAAACTTGCGTGTGTCATCTTTACTCATCACTCTAGTAACACGATTAACCATATAGGGAATATCATATCCCTCTGAGTTCCAGCCAGTTAGTACATCTGCATCTTCAATCAGTTGAAAGAAAACATCAAACATTTCCTTCTCAGATTTGAAAAGCATTGTGTTTTCAAATTCATTGACAATCTCGTTTGCTGTCTCGGGTGTCATATGCTTAGGAGCAATAACAAGAGTAATACACTGGTCGAGCCAATCTAAGTAGCAACTGATAGCTGTAACAGGATTGAATGGATCACTCGTAGGACTAAAACCTTTATCAGGATCAAAGTCTACTTCAATGTCGAAAAAGCATGTGTGAAGTTTAGGTGCATCAACTTTTAAATAGTTCTCACTGAGACAACGAAAGACTACATTAACATCACTTTCAAATAGTTTCTTACCTGAATGTATGCGTCTTTCTTTTTCAAACTCTTGTCGTTTGCGGGTACTAAAACGGCTAACTGGATCGCCATAGATGCTACGATGTTTACCCTTAGGATCAGGGTAGTATAACACGTAGTTAGTAGGGTATTCTTTATACTGACGTTTACCGTTAGTATCCCGCTCTACTACATAGATACGGTCTTCATCCCTACTGTGAATAGCATCCACATAACTCATAGAGTTTTGCCGACTGTTTCCAAGATAGTGTTGAGTTCATCGTGGTCTTTGTTAGTCTGACCAAGACTTGCCTTGTGTGCAATCTTAATTGCTTTCTTCAAAGTACTTGCTTTGATTTCAAGTTCTTCTGCGACCGCTTTAATAGTGTCGTTCAAACCACCATTCAATGTGTCAATCTCATGTAGGACTGTCATGCCCTCATTGACCAATTGCGTTAGTTTAATCTTTGCATCACCGTTAAAGGTTCTGTTGTAATCTGACATAGGATCTCCTTAAATAATTAGTTAGTGTACTTGGACTGCGTAGAGAAGTCAAGTATTTTGCTTACCTTCTACAATCTTCTTGACCAAAGTATGAATGCCCGGATTGACTTTCAATACATGTGGCATCATTTCATTGCGAATATAATTTCTTGTGTATTTGGTGTTCGTATTTGAATCGTCTTCGATCCATGGAACTTTGTGTTGCTCACACCAGCGAATAAATTCACTTTTGCGAGTAGTTAAGAATGGGCGTAACACATTGTTGCGAGTTAATGGAATAACTTTAGGGGTACCGTGTAAACTTGACCAGATATATGTTTCTACACAATCATCTAAATGATGACAAGTAATGACTGGCCCCAATTCATTTAGAAATTCATAGCGTTCTCTTCGCCAGTATTCTTCCATTGATTCTTTTGATCCACGCATACTTCGAGGTGACCCGTACAGCATAACAAAGTTATTATCGCCGCAGTATCGTGAAACAAACTCGGCAGCTTTTTCACCATGTTGGGTTCTGTGATTAAAATAAGCAATGGTTACTTCATGCTTTCGTTTGAGAAAGTCAACAACTGCCATACTATCTACCCCACCGCTACATGCGACAGTGATTTGTTTGGGTAATGGAACAGTGATTTTAATCATATATGGATTATAACATATAATTAAACATTGTACAATTATTAAGGATAAATAAAGGATGATAAAAAATATTGACCAATTAACTATATCCTTACGGGAATTACCATTTTCACTAGTACCACCTAAGGCTAGACAATGGATGTTTCAATCAATTGACACATTAGCTGATGATTCCGTAATAGTTGAATTTGGAACTTTTGTTGGCGGGACTACTAGACTAATAGCAAAACGAAAACCAACAATAACAGTACACACCATTGACCTTAATAATTGGGAAGTAGCCTGGATACTCTCCAAGCAGTCTATTGGTAGATTTACTAATATTCACAATGAATCTGATATCACAGTCTCTGATTTAGCTACCATACAAGATATTCATTTGTCAGATTTACCAAATGTAATTAGGCATGTAGGTGATAGCAAAACATTAAATGTACATAATATTGATTTAGCATTTATTGATGCTACACATAATTACAGCAGTGTTACTAGTGAATTAGAATATATATTTACTAGGCTAAAGCCCGGCGGTCATATTTTTGGAGATGATGTAAGACATAATGGAGTTTATACTGCTACTTTCGATTTCTGCCTAAAACACGACTTGAAATTTACAATTTACAATAGTTTTTTTAAAATTCAAAAAAATTATTGAAAGATATGATGGTTCTTTTCACCATATATCTTGATATATTTTCCCGCAAGCATATCAGCCATAGATTCAATTGGGCTACCGGGATAGCTGTCGCCCGGTTCAATCATATTCAATTCACCTTGGCGAACGTGAACTAACTCATGGAATACTGTACGTAATATATCTACTAGATTTCTATTTTTTGCGTAAACCCAAATCTTATCGTCACCCATTTTATGACCACCGGTATGATGATTAGTTTGTGCTTCTTCCGTATCCATACTCAATTCAATGTGAGGTTTGTTTTTAA